CCCCCCTGTATATACAAACACCCCCCTTAGGAGTCCCAACCTCCCCTGCCAAAAAATTTTTTATACCTCCTATGCAGTTGCGGCGGCGTTGTGCAATTCATGCATATTTGTTATACAGCGCCGAACGGTGTTACACGGCACCTACAATGAGTTTGAAGTTAAACCCTGAACTTGGGGTGCAACTATCCCCCGAAGTGCGGACTGTGGACCTAACAGCTCGCGCAGATGCTATGGCAAGGACCGCCGAAGATTTAGCACTGCATGGGTTAGAATTGAGTCCGAACAGAGAGGATGAAGAGGTGGCAGCTACCTTAGCGATGGCCTACGCCGAAGACCCCGAAAAGACCTCAAAGACCGTGACTCACAAGCGCGCTGCAAAGTTGACGCCGCCTTCTCTCGTGCTAACGAGCACCATCCTGCAGAACTTCGGCCATAACGTTGCCGAATCTGCTACCCAGATACGTCACATGGTGACAAACAAACTCATTGAGGAGACGGAGAACCCTGATCCTCGGGTGCGTATTCGTGCTTTGGAGCTGCTAGGTAAGATTTCCGACGTGGGGCTCTTCGCTGAAAAAACCGAGGTGACCATCACGCACCAGACTACCGACGATTTGAAAGAAAATTTGCGGGCTAAGCTGGCAAAGCTCGTAAATCCCGTGGAAGAGGCCGAGGACGCGGTGGTGATTGACGGCGAAGCTATCGACGTTGACGCTGAATTTGGCCTGGGAGAACTTCCCGAAGTGTTTGACGATGAGGTAGGAGAGGAAGAAGAGGGTAAATGAGCGCTGTCGCTGCCGAAACCCCCCTAGACTTCACCGAAGAGGAGCTAAATACGCTCCTCGCCAACCTCGACGACTGTACGCCTGAGGAAATTGCCGAAATTGACCGCATGGTGGACGAATTAGCCACCAGAAAGGCCAACGATGCGGCCTATAACGACCTGATTGCCTTCTGTAAGCGCATGCAGCCGGACTATATCGTCGGATCGCACCATAGAATCCTTGCAAACATGCTTATGGACATCGAAAAGGGCGAGAAAGACCGCATTTGTGTCAATATCCCGCCCCGTCACGGCAAGTCTCAGCTCGTTTCTACCTACTTTCCCGCATGGTTTTTAGGCCGGAACCCTAACAAGAAGGTCATGATGGTCTCTCACACCACTGATCTTGCTGTAGATTTTGGTCGGAAGGTCCGAAACATCATATTTAGCGAGGAATACGCGGAGATATTCCCAACCGTACGTATTGCTACGGACTCAAAGTCCGCTGGGCGGTGGAATACCAACAGCGGCGGGGAATACTACGCCTGCGGCATCGGGTCATCTATCGCTGGTCGTGGTGCCGACTTGCTATTGGTGGATGATCCTCACTCCGAGCAGGACGTGCTGAACGGGAACTTTGAGGTTTTTGAGAAAGCCTACGAGTGGTTCACCTTCGGGGCCCGGACCCGTCTCATGCCCGGGGGGCGCGTAGCGATTATTCAGACTCGCTGGCACATGGACGACCTGACCGGGCGCGTGACCCGGGATATGACGCAGAACAACATGGCCGACCAGTACGAGATCGTGGAGTTTCCGGCGATCCTACAGGTGGAGGACGAGAAGACTGGGAAGGAGGTTGAGAAACCGCTCTGGCCCCAGTTCTTCGATCTCAAGGCCCTGCATCGCACCAAGGCGTCCATGCCGGTGTTCCAGTGGAATGCTCAGTATCAGCAGCAGCCTACCGCCGAAGAAGCGTCAATTATCAAGCGGGAGTGGTGGAACGGCTGGGCTAAGGAGGACCCGCCCTCCTGCGAGTATTTGATTATGTCCTTGGACGCCGCTGCCGAAACCCACAACCGGGCAGATTACACGGGGCTAACAACCTGGGGCGTGTTCTTCAACGAAGAGACTAATGAGCACAACATCATTCTGCTGAACTCGATCAAGGATCGCTTTGAGTTTCCCGAGCTGAAGCGTCTGTGTCTTGAGGAGTACGAAAACTGGGACCCCGACTCGTTTATTGTGGAAAAGAAGTCGGCAGGGACGGCGATTTATCAAGAGATGCGGCGCATGGGCATACCCGTTCAGGAATACACTCCCCATAGAGGGTCTGGGGATAAGTTAGCACGATTAAACTCTGTTTCTGATATTGTTGCGTCTGGTCTAGTATGGGTACCACAAACACGTTGGGCTGAAGAGTTAGTCGAAGAGGTGGCGGGCTTTCCCTTTATGTCTCACGACGACCTTGTTGATAGTATGGTCATGGCCCTAATGCGTTTCAGGCAGGGCGGGTTTATTCGCCTGCCGAGTGATGAGCGGGATGAGCCGACTCCCTTCAAGTACCGGCGCGGAGGATATTATTGATGGCTATTGATCGCGGACTGTATTCGGCGCCGAAAGGACTAGAAGAAGATCTTGAGGAAATAGATGCGGACCTTGAGATCGAAATTGTGGACCCGGAGATGGTCACGCTGGACGACGGCTCCGTAGAAATTACAATTATTCCTGACGCTGATATTGGTGATATTACCGAGTTCGATGCCAACCTCGCCGAGTTTCTTGATGACAACCAGCTTCAAAGCGTCGCCAATGATTTGATTGGTTACATCACCTCCGACATTGATGGTCGGAAGGAGTGGGCGGACTCCTTTGTTCGTGGTCTCGACGTGCTGGGCTTTAAGTATGAGGAACGTACGGACCCGTGGGAGGGCGCCTGCGGCGTGTATTCAAATGTGCTCGCCGAGGCAGCAATACGCTTCCAAGCCGAAGCCATGTCTGAAACCTTCCCCGCCGCAGGCCCCGTGAAGGTTAAGGTTCTAGGGGAAGAAAACAAGGAAAAACTTGAGGCAGCTCAGCGCGTTAAAGCTGACATGAATTACGAGCTGACCGAACGCATGGTGGAGTACCGCTCCGAGCATGAAAGAATGCTCTATAGCCTTGGCCTCGCCGGTTCTGCCTTCAAGAAGGTCTACTACGACCCCAATCTGGGACGGCAGGTAGCGGTCTATATCCCTGCCGAAGATGTAATCGTGCCCTACGGTGCGTCACATATTGAGACGGCTGAGCGCGTGACTCACGTTATGCGCAAGACCAAAAACGAGCTGCGCAAGCTACAGGCTGGCGGGTTCTACCGCGACGTGGACCTGGGTGATCCTGAGCCCTACCACAGCGACATCGAAGAGCGTAAGGCCGAGGAGGGTGGCTACTCACTCAACGATGACGAGCGGTTTGCTATTTACGAAGTCCATGCAGATTTGGTCATTGAAGGAGTTGATGACGAGGATGACATTGCTAAGCCCTATGTCGTCACCATCGAACGGGGTTCTAGCGAAGTCCTGTCGATCCGCCGAAACTGGAACCCCAATGACGCTCTTACCCTGAAGCGGCAGCACTTCGTACATTACGTTTATGTACCCGGGTTTGGCTTCTACGGCCTCGGTCTCATCCATATCATCGGGGGCTATGCCAAAGCTGGCACCTCTCTCATCCGCCAGCTAGTCGATGCAGGCACCCTATCCAACCTTCCTGGGGGCCTTAAATCCCGTGGGTTGCGTATCAAGGGTGATGACACGCCGATTGAGCCCGGTGAGTGGAAGGACGTGGACGTGCCCAGTGGGTCTATCCGCGACAACATCATGCCCCTGCCCTACAAGGAGCCTAGCCAGACTCTGCTAGCCCTTCTGAACCAGATCACCACGGAAGGGCGGCGCCTGGGCGCAATCAGTGACATGAACATCTCCGACATGTCGGCTAACGCCCCGGTCGGGACCACGCTGGCGCTCCTTGAGCGGACCCTCAAGCCCATGGCTGCGGTGCAGGCCCGGGTGCACTTCGCCATGAAGCAAGAGTTCAAGCTGCTCAAGCAGATCATGGCCGAGTATGCATCGGCGGAGTACAGCTACCAGCCGCATAGAGGCGAAGTGAGTGCTCGCCAGATGGACTACATGATGGTGGACGTGATCCCCGTCAGTGATCCGAACAGCAGCACCATGGCTCAGCGCGTCGTGCAGTACCAAGCGGTGCTTCAGATGGCGCAGCAGGCTCCACAGATTTACGACCTCCCTCAACTCCATCGCCAGATGATTGAGGTGCTCGGCATCAAGAATGCCGACAAACTCGTCCCCACCAAGGACGATGCAAAGCCGACCGATCCGGTCAGCGAGAATATGGACGCACTCATCGGCAAACCGATCAAGGCGTTCATCTATCAAGACCACGATGCTCACATCGCAACGCACATGGCGTTTATGCAGGACCCCATGATTGCGCAAACTATCGGCCAGAATCCGCAGGCTCAGCAGATCATGATGTCGCTTCAAGCGCACATCGCCGAGCACCTTGGGTTCAATTACCGCAAACAGCTTGAAGAGAAGTTGGGCGCACCGCTTCCTGCACCCGGGGAGGAGCTACCAGAGGACATTGAGGTCCAGCTCTCTCGCCTCGTCGCTCAGGCAGGAGCGCAGCTTACCCAGGCGCACCAGCAACAGGCGGCACAGAAGCAGGCCCAGCAGCAGGCCCAAGACCCCATGTTCCAGCTCCAGCAGGCGGAGCTGCAGATCAAGGCGCAGGAAGCACAGCGCAAGGCTCAAAAGGACATGGCCGACATTCAGCTCCGTGCTGCCGAGCAGCAACGCAAAGTCCAGAAAGATCAAATGGACGCCGCTCTTGAAGCCCAACAACTACAGCTCGACCAGACTGAGGTTGCTGTAGAGGCTCAGAAGGACGGTATCAAGCTGAAGCAAGCTCGCCAGCAAGCAGACCGCGAGTTTGAAAGGAAGGTGATGCAAGACATGCAGAACCGTCGAAATTAAGGGCCGACTAGAGAGTAATCATGGCAAAAACCGTCTTTGACGTGCTCAGTGAACAAATCGACTCGCAGTTGGAGTCAGCAAAGGAATTCCTAAGCTCCGGTGCTCCTAAGAGCTACGAGGGGTATAGGGAAGTTGTTGGGCTTATACGAGGTCTAGAGTCCAGCAAATCCTTGATCGTCGACCTCGCACGCAACTATATGGATGACGAAGATGACTAACGTGGCCGAAGACTTAGTTGAAGGCGCTCTTGAGGCGGAAGCAGAACTTGAGGCACAACTCCCGAAGCCTGTGGGCTATCGCGTGCTAATCGCCCTTCCACAAGTCGAAGAGACTTTTGAGGGCAGCGAGTTGGTTAAGACCAGCTCAATTAAAAACCAAGAGCAAGTTTTGTCGATTATCGGCGCTGTTATTGATATGGGCACTGAGTGCTACGCCGATAAAGAGCGTTTCCCAACCGGCCCCTGGTGCCAAGTTGGGGACTTCGTGATGTTCCGAGCTAACTCGGGCACGCGCTTTAAGATTGGTGGTACTGAGTACCGCCTAATGAACGACGACAATATCGAAGCGGTCGTCGCCGACCCGCGTGGTATTACGCGAGCGTAAGGAGAGTTACATGGCGTTCCAACAAGTCGAATATGAGTTTCCTGATCCCGATAAGGAAGACAGCCTTGAGATTGAGCTAGAGGGCAGTAGCGCTGAGCCTGTTAAAGGCAGGGGCGCCCCTGAACTAGAAGCCGAGGTAGAGGTTGAAGAAGTAGACGAAGCTACGTCGGAAGCATCTGACGATGACGATGACGACGACTACGAACTTGAAATTATCGACGACACGCCCCCGGAAGATCGGGGTCGGAAACCCTCTGACCCCCCGGAGGATGTCACCGATAAAGAACTTAAAAGCTACTCGCGCAAAGTTCGGGCTCGGATCAAAGAAATCTCTAAGAGCTATCACGATGAGCGCAGGGCCAAAGAAGAGGCTATGCGCGAGCGCCAGGAGTTGGAACGCATAACTCAGCAACTTGTTGACGAGAACAAGAAACTCAAGGGTAGTGTGTCCAAGAACCAAACTGTTCTCGTCGAACAAGCTAAACGCGCTGCTACTGCAGAGTTGGATATGGCAAAGCGCGCATATCGCCAAGCTTATGAAGCAGGTGAAGCTGATGGTGTATTAGACGCTCAGGACAAGTTAACCAGTGCTAGGTTAAAGCTTGAGCGCATAAACAACATCAAGTTACCTACTTTACAGGAAAAAGAAGTTCCTGTAGAAACGCAACAACAGCAACAAGAACAACTGGTTTACAACGCCCCGGCACCACAAGTTGATACTAGGGCACAGGAATGGCAACAGGCCAACCCGTGGTTTGGTACCGACGATGAAATGACTAGCTTTGCGCTGGGGCTGCATTCCAAGCTAGTCAAAAACGGGGTCGATCCCCGCAGCAATGAATACTACGAGACTATTAACTCTCGTATGCGAAGGGTTTTTCCAGAGAACTTTGAGAGCACTGAACTTGAAGATTCCGACGATGAACCCCTGGCTGGAAAGCCAAAACGCAGTACCAACGTGGTCGCACCCGCTACGCGGAGCACAGCACCTAAAAAGGTAACTTTAACGCGAACACAGCAGGCATTGGCGAAGAGACTTGGCCTAACGTACAAGCAATACGCCGATCAGCTTAGAAAGGACATGAGGAAAGCAAATGGCTGAGAACCGAATTAACCGCGAACTTCAGACTCGTGAAAAGACGACCCGCAAGCGCGCATGGCAACGACCGGAGCTGCTTCCGAATCCCATGCCCGAAGAGGGGTACACCTATCACTGGGTCCGTGTAAGTACGCTAGGTATGGCTGACGCCACTAACGTTTCCTCTAAACTCCGTGAAGGCTGGGAGCCTGTAAAGGCAGCAGACCATCCCGAGATCACTATGGTCACCGTTGAAAATGAGCGGTTTGCCGATAACGTGGTGATTGGCGGCTTGATGCTCTGTAAAGCCCCAGTGGAGCTTGTCAAAGAGCGCAATGAGTACTACAACCAACAGACGAAGGCTCAGATGCAATCTGTAGACAACAACTTCATGCGAGAGAGTGACCCTCGTATGCCGCTTTTCAACGAGCGTAAGACGAAGGTCACCTTTGGTTCTGGTTCTGGTTCTTGATACTTTTTAGGAGCTTAAAATGGCTTATCCGACTGTAAGTGGGCCGTACGGCCTAATTCCGGTCAAGATGCTAAGCGGCACCCCTTTTGCGGGTGTGACTCGCCAGTACAAAATTGCTTCGGGTTACGGCACGAGCATCTTTGCTGGCGACGCTGTGAAGCTGGTGACCGGTGGTACTGTTGAGCGTGACACGTTCGACGCTGCTATGACGCCGATTGGCGTGTTCATGGGAGTCTCCTACACCGATTCCACTCTTGGTAAGGTGTTCCGGCAGTACTTCCCCGCAAGCACGGCTGCTGACGACATTATGGCTTACGTCGTCGATGCGACCGACGTGCTCTACAAAGCGGCTGTTGTGTCTTCGGGCACGACCATTGGTGATTTGGCGCAGACTGACATCGGTGCCAACGTCGCTGGTGTGGACAACACTGGAAGTACGGTTACGGGTAATTCCCGTTCTGCTATTTCTGACACGTCCGCAACCACCGCCACGCTGCCTTTCCGCATCGTCGCTCTCGTGGAAGAGACTAAAAACTCTTCTGGTGGTTTCACCGAGGCGTACGTGAAGTGGAACGCAGGTCATCAATTCGACAACACGACCGGCGTCTAAGGAGTGATGTAACATGGCTATTTCACGCGCCCAACTACTAAAAGAACTCCTGCCGGGGCTTAACGCTCTCTTTGGCATGGAGTACGCCAAGTATGGCGAAGAGCACGCTGAAATCTACGAAAGCGAGTCTTCGGATCGGTCTTTCGAAGAAGAGGTGAAGCTCTCCGGCTTCTCGGCAGCGCCTGTCAAGGACGAAGGTGCCGCTATCGAGTACGACAGTGCTCAAGAAGCATACACTGCCCGCTATACGCACGAGACTGTTGCTATGGGCTTCTCGATCACCGAGGAGGCGATGGAGGACAATCTTTACGATTCTCTCTCCGCTCGTTACACCAAAGCACTGGCCCGCGCTATGGCTTACACCAAGCAGGTCAAGGCTGCTGCTGTCCTCAACAGCGCCTTCGACTCCAGCGTCACCTACGGCGATGGCAAGGAGCTTTGCGCTACCGACCATCCCCTGGTGTCCGGTGGGACCAACTCCAACGAGCCCAGCACTGGTTCTGACCTTAACGAGACTTCTCTTGAAGCCGCCGTTATTCAGATCGCAGGTTGGACCGACGAGCGTGGTCTGCTGATCGCTGCCAAGCCCCGTAAGCTCATCGTGCCCCCGGCACTCCAGTTCGTGGCTACCCGCCTGCTGGAAACCGAAGGTCGCGTTGGCACGGCTGACAACGATCTCAACGCACTGCGGAACAACGGTTCCATCCCTGAGGGTTACACTGTTAACCACTATCTCACGGATACGAACGCGTGGTTCCTCATGACCGATGTCCCGAACGGCCTGAAGCACTTCGTGCGGACCCCCATGGCTACGTCCATGGACGCCGATTTCGACACCGGCAATGCCCGTTACAAGGCTCGTGAGCGTTACTCTTTCGGAGTATCGGACCCCTTGGGCATCTTTGGTTCGCCCGGTGCGAGCTAAGTTCTCTCTATGAGAGCTATGAGGGGGCCTTCGGGCCCCCTTTTATTTGTTTGCGCAAACAAGTTGCGAGGTGTATAAAGAAATCTGATCCCTGACAGGCTCGCCTGAGTCTGACACTAGCCACGACAGGAGATTCCCATGGCTAATACGACTTTCTCTGGAGCTGTCCGCTCTGAGAGCACTTTTAAGACTATTTCCAAAAACAGCGATACCGGCGCTATCACCGAAGTTGCAACCTTGGGCGACGGTCCCGTCAGCTTGTCTGATGGTAATGTGACGCTGACAAATGCTACGCACAGTGGTCGGATTCTTCTTGTCCCAGACGGTGGTCAAGACAATACCTACACCCTGCCTGCGCCCGTTGCCGGTTCGATCTTCCGCTTCGTTTATGCAGGCGGTGCTGCTGATGCAACCGATGCCCTGATTGTTACTCCCGGTAACACCAACTTTTACATTGGTGGCGTTACTTTCCTAGATACGGACGGTAACGAAGTAAGCTCCGTCTTCTCTGATGGCAACTCAAACAGCAGCATTCAGTTGAATGTACCTGCCGGTTTCGACGTGACGATCATCGGATTGAACACTACGAATTACCAAATCTTCGGGAATGTCACGAGCACTACTGCACCTGCATTTGCGGATCAGTAAGGGGGTGCACCATGGCTGATGCTGTAACTTCACAGACACTTGCGGATGGCCCGGCGCATGCAGTGATGAAGTTCACCAATATATCGGACGGTACCGGTGAATCTGCTGTCACTAAAGTTGACGTTAGTAGCTTGCAAGCTAGCCAGTACGGAAAAACATGCACAGGTGTAAAGATAGAGCGCATCTGGTGGCAGTGTATCGGTATGAAAGTGCAGATACTGTTTGACGCTTCCAGCGATCAGTTTTGTATTGAGCTTGGTGAAAACCAAAGCGGCAACCACGACTATACGATTTTTGGTGGTCTTACAAACAATGCTGGTTCTGGAAAAACTGGTGACATTAACTTTACTACGGTAGGACATTCTAGCGCAGATACATACACGATTATTTTGTATATGCGTAAAGAGTACTAATAGTGCGTAGCTACTATAAGAAAGAGGTAGAAAGCTGCCCCTCTTTTAGTAAGGGGGGTATGCCTAAGCGCAACAAAAAGAACTTTCGTCCTACGAAGTCTGGCGCAGGCATGACTGAAGCGGGGGTAAAGGCGTATAGACGCAAGAATCCCGGTAGTAAGTTACAGACCGCAGTGACAGAGAAGAACCCCACAGGCAAACGTGCAGCGCGCAGAAAGTCGTTCTGTGCTCGTTCTGCTGGGCAAATGAAAAAGTTTCCAAAGGCTGCTAAGGACCCTAATTCTAGGTTGCGGCAGGCAAGGAAACGATGGAGGTGTTAGTTGGCGTACTTGCAAAGCAACGTACCGTATTTTAAGTGTTGGGTGCGTAGGGAATATACCCACAACCATGAGAAGTATCATGGAGAGTTTTTGCACGCCATGGCTATTGCAGTGACTACTCTGCCGAGTAGATGTCTCTCTTTCCAAGTGATTTTTACTGG